CATTTGCCTTCTGCAAATACTAGTAGTGCTGAAACTGGTGAAAATAACACCTATTTTGGTAATGGTACTGCTAACAATGCGGCCGCACTTGGTAATACTCGTTTTCTTGCTTTTCATAAAAGTGCAGTAGGTACTGTACAACTTATGAATCTGCAAACAGAGAGCGAATATGACATTAGAAGGCAAGGTACATTACTCGTAGCAAAGATGGCAGTAGGCCATGGTGTACTACGTCCTGAATGTTGCTACCTTGCACGTGCAACTGGTAGTTGATTTTCCCTTAGAGTAGCTATTATCTCCCTCTGGCTACTCTACCTCTCAGGGGGGTTTGCCCTTGCCCCCCTGTCTCACTTAAATAAAAGTAAATATGTCTGATTTAGATAAAATAGTAAGAGAGCAACAATATCAACCATGCCCTGCTGGTGAATCAAAATCAGTATGGAGAGAAATGGAAGAACTAAGACTAAAAAAAGAATCACAAGAGCAACCCCAAGTTAAGAAAAAAGGAAGACCAAAGGCTAACTAATGTCCTACAACGCAACAACCAAACTAGACTTAGTTAATCTTATGCTGGCAAGCATAGGTGAGTCACCAGTAAGTGCTTTATCTTCTGGTCTTACTGATGCTGAATTAGCAGAAACAATTATTGGTAGGATAGATAGAGAAACACAATCTGAGGGTTGGTGGTTTAATACAGACTATAATAAGAAATTTGTTCCAGATGGGGAAAGCAAGCAAGTAGTATTACCCCTAAACACACTTAAAATTGATTGTGTAGGAACCAGTAGTCACCTAAGAATGATCCAGAGGAAAGTAGGAACAGTTAATAAACTCTACGATCCCTATAATCATACCTACGATGTAGGTGACAATCACACAAGTATCTATATAGATATTGTAACTCAGGAAGAATTTGAAAATTTACCTGAGAGTGCCAAGAGGTATATAGGAATTAAATCTAGCAGACGTTTTTCTCAACAAGTAATAGGTAACGCACAACTGTATGGATATGAAAAAGAAGATGAAGCTAGATCACTTGCAGAATTAAAAGAAGCAGAAAGTCAAATAGCAGGGCACAATGTTTTTGATGAATACTCTGTGTATCGGGTAGTGAATCGGGACCATTATGGAACTCAAAGGTTAAGACTAGGGTTTCTTTAATGCCACTAATCTCTGATCTAATTCCTTCTCTACTGAATGGAGTTAGTCAACAAGCACCTACAGTTAAAGATAAATCGCAGGGGGATCTTCAAGAGAATGGATATAGTGACCCTGTTAGAGGACTAAAGAAAAGGCCAGGAACTCAACACGTAGCAAAGCTATCAGATAGTTCTTATTCTTCTACTTTTATTCATCCTATTAGAAGGTCAGGTACAGAAACATTTATAGCAGTATTTACTGGAACAGGGTCTACTGCTAGTGACCTTGTAAAAATATTTGATGCTAGTGATGGGACTGCTAAGACTGTAAATATTAGGGATGCAACTGATAGTGTTATAACCTCTGGGGATACCTTCAACGAAATTAAAACCTATCTTACCGATGGTAACCCAAATACTGCTTTTACTGCTACAACTGTAGCTGATTTCACCTATCTGGTTAATAAGAATAAAGTAGTAGCAAAAAGTTCAACTGTTACTTCTGCTAGAAACCCTGAAGCAATCGTTTATGTAAGGGGTGGGGATTATGCTACTACTTATTCAATAGAAATAAAACCAGCAGGGCAATCTGGATTTACTGAAGTAGCAAAAGTAATTACATCAGATTCAGGTAAAACTTTAAAAGAAGCTAATATTGCTACCGATAAAATAGCAAAAGCATTAAAAGATGGATCTGCATTTGGAAATAATGCTGGGTATTCTAGTAGTGCATCAGCACCTACAGATGGAACTGGTTATAATGCAGAGCATTTAGACAATGTATTAGGGTCTGGAATATTTAGTAATTTATCTGCAACTGTATCTGGATCTGTTATACACATAAAATCTTCTAACACTTCTGACTTTGAAATAAGAGTAACAGACTCAAGGTCCAACGGATTTATACAAGCATTTAAAGATAGCACACTAAGGTTTGCAGAACTTCCTGGTGCTGGTCCTACGGATGCTAAAGATATGATCATAAAGATCACAGGGGATAATAGTAAATTTGCTGATGATTTTTATGTAAAACTTACAGATGAAACTAAAGGGATCTATGAAGAAACAGTAGCTACTGGTCTTCAGAATAGTCTAGATCCTAGTACAATGCCCCTACAGATTATAAAGGAGACAAATGGGACATTTAGTATTAAACAAGCTAGTTGGGCTAGTCGTGTTGCTGGTGATGATGACAGTAACCCCTTTCCTTCTTTTGTCGGTTCTACTCTTAGTGATATATTTTTCCATCAGAATAGGTTGGGTGTCCTTTCTGAGGAAAGTGTCGTATTTACTGAAGCAGGAAAATTCCTTAACTGGTTCAGACCTACAGTATTAAACCTACTTGATACTGATCCTATTGATGTAACAGTTTCTACTAATCGTGTTTCTCTCTTAAAACACGCACTTCCTTTCTCAGAATCCCTCCTTATCTTCTCTGATCAAACTCAGTTTATTCTTAGTTCAGCAGAATTCCTTAGTCCCCTTGATATTAGCCTTAATGTAACAACAGAGTTTGAAGCAGATTTAGATACTACACCAGTAGGTGCAGGAAGATATGTGTTCTTTGCAAGTCCAGGGGGTGCATTTAGTACTATAAGAGAGTTTTATTTACAAACAGATACAGAAGTAAAAGATGCAACTGATGTAACTGGTCATGTACCTAGATACATTGCTGGTGGTGTCAAACAAATGATAGCCAGCAGTAACTACAATATGTTGTGTCTTATTACTGATGATACTGCATCTAGTAAAACCTTGTGGATCTATAGCTACTATTGTAACGGACAAAATAAGGTTCAATCCTCATGGTCCCAATGGAAATTTGATGCTGACATCCTTGCTATTACTTTTGTACAAGACGATATATTTATGGTTGTACAAAGGAGTAATAAAGTTTACTTGGAGAAAGTGCAATTATCACAAGATGAAGCAGTCGGAGCAACAACAACTGGGCATGAAATTTTACTGGATAGAAGAGTAAAAGTAACAAGCAACAGTAATTTAACTAACTTTAATACTGTATATTATGGTGATGGTTCTAGTCTTAAATATATAGACAAAGCTGGAAACACTTTATCATTAGCACAAGCACAAGCACTTACTCTATCTACCAGTAATCCAATCTATGTAGGTCAGTCTTTTACGTTTAAGTTTCAGTTTAGTGAGATCATTGTAGGGCAAGGTCAGAAACCTCAAACTATATCAAGACTACAACTTAGGAACATGACCTTAAACTTTGCTAATACTGGTAACTTTACTGCAAGAGTGACTCATACTAACAGAATAACAGAAGATACAGATGACAAACTCTTTACTGGAAGAAAAGTCTCCCAAGCAAGTAATAAAACCAACCAAACCTCAATTATCGGCTCAGGATCATTTAAAGTACCTTTGCTTGGAAACTCCAAAAACATCAAACTTGAACTATTATCAGAATCTCACCTCCCATGCGAATTCCAATCTGCTGAATGGGAAGGGTTCTACCACATCAGATCAAGAAGGGAAAACTAGTTATTTCCGTAAATCAGTTATTGAAGATGTATTTGATTTAGCAACAAGAGTATGTCCTCAAGATAAAGAAGAAATATGGAGAGCAAGTGGATCTAAACCTGTGGATTCGTTATGTGCTGGTTTTTATGCTTCTAATGAAGTGTATACAATTGTTCATAATGGGGTAATTAAAAGTATGTTTGGTGTAAACAAAAGTATAATAAATGACCGCATAGGAATCCCTTGGTTATTAAGTGATGGTCAATTTGAAGGAATAGAAATTAAATTTTTAAGAACAGGAAAGAAGTGGGTAGATGGTCTTTTATCTACTAATTGGGATCTTTTATATAATTACGTTGATGTGGATAATCATAACGCAATCCGATGGTTAAAATTTTTAGGTTTTTCATTTATCAGAATCATACCTAATTTCGGGTATGCTGGAACTCCCTTTGTAGAATTTATGAGGATAAAGAATGTGTGAAATTACTGGAGCAACTGCTTACGCAAGTTTAATGGTTGCACAAGGTATCGCTAATTATATAGCTGAAGAAAAAGCGTATAATGAAGGTCAAGAACTAAAAGCAGACAACAAAAAATTAGCAGAACAGGCATATGGTTTAGACATAGCACAAATAGATAAAAGAGAAGACCAAGAGGAAGAGTCATTTGAGTTAAGCCAAAGACAACTAGAAAAGAAGAATATACAAGAAGGTGTAGATGCTACTGTTGCTAAAAGAAGAGTAGAAAAAG